CTATATTGCAGGACAGAAAAAGAACTCGCACGACGACGGGCAAAGTACAGGAGTTTTTATCGGCGAAGTAAAAAATGAATTAAAACACATAAACGACGCGATTGGAAAGTTAGGACAGGAATTTTCGCGCGATAGAGAAGAGCGCGCAAAACTTGTCAAGGAAATGCGCGCGGAATTTGAAAATATGCTGAAAGACGCAATCGCGGCTCACGAAAAACTGTATCATTCAAAGGAAAAATAAATGCAAACAGAGGAAAAAATACAGGAAATTGAAGAAAAGGCGAAAAATCTCGAAAAAAAAATAGACGCACATTCAATCGTCTGGGAAGTTGTTAAAAAAACCGAGCGAGAAAAAAAACGCTGGTTTATTGCGTGGCTTATAACTTTTGTTCTATTATTGTCAATAATTGCGGGCGGAATTTATTTATTCGCGACGAGCGATGTTGAGGTTTGGACATTAACGCAGACAACCGAAAGCGGAGGCGACGCAAATTATTATTCGGCGGGAGGGGACTTGAATTATGGCATTTCAAAAGATAACAGTCATTAAAAGCACCCGCAAAAACGCAAAGCGAAAAATTGTTATTCGCCGAGTAAAAACATATCACAAATGAACATAAAACTTGATTTCACGCCTGCCGAATGGAACGACTTATTTGAAAATTGCGATTTTACAGACAGGCAGAAAGAAATAATCGCGCTGAAACGGCGCGGAATGTTTAATGTTGATATTGCAGAAGAAATATATGTCAGCCGCAGTACGATTGACCGAGAAATTAAAAAAATACGAAAAAAGATATTGCAGAGAATACGCTCGATTTAATCGGGCGTATTTTTTTATATAAAAACAACAGACGCACGACATACGCCGCGCGCCTGCTGTTACCGATAAGGAGTACATAATACAATGAACTACAATGCTGTCCGAAAGGGCAGTTTTATTTTATCATAAAGTGCCGATATTGTCAAATTGCGCAAATGACGCGGCTCTGTCAAATCAAATTGCGACAGGGTTTAACAATCAGCAGTTAAACTCAATCGCGCTTTCAAGTGCGAACAATAACTATGAAACCGCCCGTCTTATAAGCGACCAGAATTTGCTTATGTCCACGCAGAACAATTCAAATCTTGTCAACGCGATACAGGGCTTCAACGCAGTTAATGCAAACATATCTGCACAGGGAAGCGCAATTCAGCAGGCAATCGCCGACTTGGGTTATCGAATGGACAGATGTTGTTGCGACATTAAGACGCAGATGTTACAGGACAAGTATGAGGCACTCCAGAACGCTTTCAACGCAGTCCAGACAGACGCTTCTAACAGCAGGCAGAGCGAATTTCTGCTCAATACTATGGGACGCTGGCAGGCATTCCCGCCCGTTGCAACGACAACGGCATAATTTTAGGAGGAGAGGCGGCGTTTGTCGCCTCTTTTTCGCTATTAAAAGGAGATTAAAAAATGGAAATAATAAAAAAACTATCAAATATGATTGAGGACGAAATTGAGGGCGCGCAGGAATACGCAGACTGTGCGAATTTGTATAAAAGCGAGCGCCCAGAACTCGCCCGCGTATTTTATGAACTGGCAACAGAGGAAATGAAGCACATTGAAAAACTACATTCCGCCGTTGTTAGCATTATAAACGAGTATCGCGAAATGGAGGGCGAGCCGCCCGCCGCAATGCTCGCCGTATATGATTATCTGCACGAAAAGCAGATAGAACAAAAACGGCAAGTGAAAGCCGCGCTCGATATTTACAGAGGCGCGTAAAAGGTATAACAATATAAAAGCACCCGCCAGAAATGGCGGGCTTTTTCTTTAATTTTGCAAAAACGCAAAAAAAAATTAAAAAAAATGCAAAAAAATACTTGCAATTTGAAAAAATGTATGCTATTATATATATGAATTAAGCGGGCGCGCTGAAACGCAGAAAGGATTTTAGATATGATGTACGCAGAATTTGTTAAAGGCACAGGTTGCAAGCAGAACGAACACAATTACAAGGTATTTTGCAATTTAGAGCAGATGTATATGAACACGGAAATGACAAAAGAGGAAATATATGAATACGGCAAGAAGCTCGTTGACAATAGCAAGAGCGAAGAAGAGTTAAGATTTGAAGCAGAACTTAACGAAAGAATTGCCGCGCTTGAGTTTGATGTTGTGAAATATATGCACGACGCGGAAATGTATGACGCGTGGGCTAACGAAGAAGCGACAGACAGTATGTGGCGCAAAACTTATAGAGAAGACGCAAAGAGAAATCGTAGATTTGCAAAAGAAACGCGGGCGCAGATAAGGACGCTGAAATCGTTTGTTGCTTAAACGACGCTTCTTGCGGGTTGAGCGTATCAGCCCGACACCACAAATTTGCTGGCGAGCATTAAACGCACAGCCGTTTCGGCGGCGGAAAGGACTTGATTATGTATTACGGAAATTGGTTTAAGACCAAAGAGGACGCAGAGCGTTTTCAAAAGGAACACGGCGGCGCGCTGGCTAAAAACGAGCCGCGAAGCCACTCAAAGAGGGAACACTTGGAAAATGCGCAGATGTTTGGATTTGACCCCGACGAGTTCAAATATTCAGTATTGCGACGCGACAGCAGTTTCTAAAAAGCAAAGCAGGCGGCAACCCGCCGCCTGCACATTAGAAAGGAGTACAAAATGGCAAAACCGAAAAGAGTATTTACAGAGGAAGAGAAAAAGCGCATTGTAGGCGATTATTTAACATCGCACATTCCCGTCAAGGAAGTACGGGAGAGAAACGGCATGTCTGGAAAGCAGTTAAACGAAATTCTTGTAGAGGCGGGCGTGGAGTTTAGACTACCGAGCGCGCACCACACAAAGAAAGGAAAAACAGCCGCGCCGAAGGTTAAGACCTGCCCGAAATGCAGAAGGCGCATAAACTTAAAGGACGCGCGCTTCTGCCCGTATTGTGCGACAGACATAAGAAGCGAAGCGGACATACTGGAAGAGAAAGTGCAGACGCTCTATTCATATACGCGCTTCTTGCCTGCCGACATTGCAGACAAAGCGGGCGAAATAATTATCAAGCTAACAAATTTTCTTGAAAAGGAGGCGAAATAATGAAGATTACATTGCATATCACAGGCGGCGACAAAACAGGCAAAACAAGACGCTCTCTTAATGTGCGCATTCCGAGAGTTATAGTTGACGACGCAGGAATTAAGAACGGCGATATTGTAGAAATGGACTATCAGCCCAGAAGCAAAAAAATCATAATCACTTTTAAGGAGGACTAACAATGAACGAAAAAAGATGTGCCGAATGTGGCGACGAATTGTATGAATTTGGGTGCTATGAATACGGCGGGAAAATAATTTGCGAGGAATGTTTGGCGGACGAGGTTTATACGCTGGACAATCTTATCAAATTTATTGACACAGACCCAGATTTACAGGACGAAATTTATATCGAGCGCGAGTTTGGCGTTTCGCTTTTTAAAAGCAGTAATTTATTACGAAGATATTGCCGGACGGCAACGATTGAAGCGTGGAAAAATGGGCGCGGCGACTGGCGCAATTTGAAGAGGTCAATTTGTTTTAACGACTTCTTTGAAATGTGCGGAGCAAAACGCATTGAATATTTTAAGGAGGACTAAAAAATGATAAAAGCGTTTTGGATTTTGTATTCGTTATTATTGTTCGCAGGAGCAATAGCTTTTCTATCGTCGGCGGTCAAATATGCCGCATTATACAAGAACGGCAAGGAACATTTTGACGAACACATTAAAAAGCAGACCGATAAAGGCTTAAACCGTACAGACGCGTATATGTATGTTAAAAGCCAGCTCACAAACGCGATTTTGCGTTGCTTTGCAAGCGGCTCAATAACTTTGTGTATGGTATATGCCATAGTTGATATTTTTTATACCAAATTTTAAGGAGGAAACACTATGGACAAAAAATGCTGTATAGATTGCGCGCTTGGTTGCACAATGGAGACATCGCACGAATGGATAGAAACGAGTTGCGATTATCAAGACTGGCACAGCCCGTTCACAGAGGCTTGCGAACATTTTATTGAAAGACCGAAAAAGGAGACAAAAAAATGACTTTATATGAAATCAACGCGCAGTTAGACGCGCTTATTGACGAAAACGGCGAAATAACCGATTTTGAGGCGTTAGACGAGTTAAGTATAGCCCGCGACGAGAAAATTGAAAATATCGGCTGTTTTATTAAGAATTTGACGGCAGAGGTTGCCGCCTTAAAAGCAGAAAAAGAAAGTTTTGACGAAAGGATAAAGGCAAAGCAGAACAAAATCGAGTATCTTAAAAATTATCTCGGTTATGCGCTGGCAGGACAGCCGTTTGAAACTGCAAAGGTAAAAATCGGCTGGAGAAAATCCGCTTCGACAGTTGTTACGGACGAGCAAATGTTTTTCGAATGGGCTGATAAGCATAGGGATATATCGGCGGCGTTTGTGAAATACCCAGAGCCGAAGCCTGTTGTATCAAAGCCCGAGTTAAAAAAGGCAATAGAAAGCGGCGCGGAAATTCCGTATGCTGAAATAGTTGAAAAGAATGGAGTGCAGATTAAATGATTAAATTCAGGGATTTAAACGCAGACGAAATTGAGCTTCGTATTGCACAAATAAAGGAAAGCGGCTTTCAGCTTTTGTTATACAAGAACGCCCGAGTTGATATGCAGATACTTGACGAAACAGTAGGCGAGGAAAACTGGCAAAGAGAACACTATGAATGCAAAGGAAATCTGTTTTGTAAGGTTGGAATTAACACGAACTTTGATAAGCCCGACAAGGAAGACCGCTGGATATGGAAAAGCGATTGCGGCGCGGAAACAATGACGGAAGCTGAAAAAGGTGAGGCAAGCGACAGTTTCAAACGCGCTTGCACTAACTGGGGAATAGGTAGAGAATTATATACCAGCCCGTTTGTATGGATAAAAGCGGAGGACGCAAAGATTGAAAAGAATGATAAAGGAAAGCTGGTATGCCGTGAAAGGTTTTATGTGTCTTCTATCATTATTGAAAACAAGAAGATAACAGGCTTAAAGATTATCAATAAAAACAATAAATGCGTTTATTCTTACGGCGCGCCGCAGGACGCGGAAAATTTAAAATTAAAGACATTGTGCGACCTCGCCCGTGAACACAATATAAAAGGACCGCAAATTTGCTCGGCGTATGGCGTGAAAAAAATGCAGGATTTAACCGACGCACAGATTGCCGAATGTATTGTTGCAATTAAAGCAAATGGCACAGTTTGAATTTACGAAGGACAGCGCGTTTGTCGCGATTGCAAAAATTAGCGACGCGATAAATCGAATTGATAATAATGACACATATATTATTAAAATCGAAAAAAAGCGGCAAAAACGAAGCAAGAGCGCGAACGCGTATGCGTGGACATTGATTGACAAGCTCGCCGAAAAAACAGGCATAAAAAAGGAGGAAATATACAGAGATATAATACGCAATATCGGCGGGAATTGTTATATGGCAGTTGTTGGAACAAAGCGGGCGGGCGCGCTTATAAACGACTGGCAAGAAAAAGGTTTAGGCTGGGTTGCTGATATAATAGAGCAGAACGAAGATAATACAACGCTGTTTTTATATCAAGGAAGTTCAGTTTACGACACGGCACAAATGAATAGACTTATCAGCTTATTGGTGCAGGAATGCGAGCAGAACGACATTGAAACATTAACGCCGCGCGAGCTTGCATTATTGGAATATTAAAGGAGAGTGAAAAATGAGCGAATGTAAACATCGGGATTGCTTCGCAAATACCGACGGCAGATGTCACGCGTTAACAACGGCATATAAAGAAAAATGTCCGTTTAAGAAAACGCTCGACCAAATAGAAACAGAGCGCAGGCGGACAGCTTATAGGCTCTATTCGCTGGGAGGCGTAAAAAAATGAGCGAGCGAAGCAAAAAATGCGATATTCCGTATAAGGTTAAACGCATAGTATGGGAACGCGACGACCATTGTTGTATTTTATGCGGAAACCCGCAGGCAATGCCTAACGCGCATTATATACCACGCTCACACGGCGGGTTAGGCATAGAGCAGAATATTGTTACATTGTGCTGGCGTTGTCATAACGCCTACGACCAAACCGATAAGCGAGCAGAAATAAAACCGTTAATTGAAAAATATCTGCGCGCTTGTTATAGGAATTGGAAAGAGGAAAATTTATATTATAAAAAAGGAGAATGAAAATGATTAAGGTTAAAATTATAGGAACAGATGTTGAGTATCAGTTAAAAGATATTAGTGAAATCGATGTAGAACTTAACCCAGATTTCGCGCTTATTATTACAGGCGGAAAAATTATTAACGCGCCGAAGAGCAGAGTTTTAATTGAGGCGGACATTAAAAAGGAGGAAAACAATGCTTAATAACGCGGTTATTATGGGAAGGCTCACAGCAGACCCAGAACTTAAAACAACGCAGAGCGGAATATCTGTAACGAGCTTTAATGTTGCAGTTGACAGAGGTTACGCAAAGCAGGGCGAAGAAAAACAGACGGATTTTATACCCGTTGTTGCTTGGCGACAGACTGCTGATTTTGTTACACGCTGGTTTCATAAAGGCTCTATGATTGCAGTTGTTGGTATGATACAGACGCGCAATTACGAAGACAAAAACGGCAATAAAAGAACAGCGATTGAGCTTGTTGCAGATAATGTTTCGTTCTGCGGCGATAAAAAGCAAAACGAGCAGGCAGACACAAAGCCTGACGAGCAGGACTATTTCGGCGATATGCCCGAGGACGACGACGGATTGCCGTTTTAATGCTTGACAAGTTAATAAATATTCACTATAATAAAATAGTGGCTTATGATAGGGCATAGGCGAAAATCAAATCCTTTCTTAAAACCTCCAAAACCCGTAGGCGCGCCCTTTCGCGTTTGCGGGTTTTGGTATAAGGAGAACACAATGGACATATTACAAACGGAGGGAATAAACGAGCGAGGATATGGCACGATTGCGAAATCTGTTATGACCGACAGACAGTTAAGCGCAACGGCGAAGGCAATATACGCTTATTTCTGCTCTTATGCAGGCGCAGGAAATCAATGCTTCCCGTCGAGAAATAAAATTTGTTACGACTTAAACATAACGCCGAACACATATACGAAGCACTTAAAAACGCTGATAAAAAATGGTTATATAAGCGTAAAACAACAGCGCGAGAATGGACGCTGGGCGAGGAATATATATACGCTTCATTCTATTGTGCCGTGTCGCAAAAAACCGTATATTAAAAAAAGCGACACGGAAAAAACAGTATCGCAAAATTTGCGCCTTAATAATAACAATAATAAAATTAACAATGATATTATAAGTAGCAGTCGCAAAAAGGACGACGGCGGCGACATTCAAAACGCACCGATTGTTTATACGCCTTTAGACGAAGAAGACGAAAGCACAAAATTATATGCTTATGGTACGAATGGAAATGTTATGTTGAGCGAGGTGCAAATAATGGAATTGAGCTTATTATTAGGCGGCGAAGAAACAGATTATTACATCGACAAGTTAGACGATTTTATCACAAAAAACGGCGCGCGCGTTAAAAATCATTATCAAACGATTAAACGCTGGGCGTATGAAGACAGAGGAGTATAACTATGAAAAAGCGGCATATTATTGAAATTTTGCTTATTATCATTCTGGGGTGGCTTATTTCATTTATGCCGCTTCGCTATATTTTGCTGATATTTGCGATTTTAGGCGTTTTCTGTTTAGGAGGATAATTTTATGCAAAGAGAAATAAAAACGCAAATTCAACGCGATTATGCGCGAATTTTGCAGGCAATAAGCAAAGAGCCGCAGTTTATTATTCAAATCCCGCCTATTACGAAGAAAAACTCGCAACAAATAATATATCGCAACGGAAAGCCCTGTATTATACCGAGCAAGCAATACAGAGAATATGAAAAATCTGCTGGCTATTTTTTGCGCCCTGTTCAAATTGATTACGGCGTGAATATTTTATACTTGTTTTATATGCCTACGCGCAGGCGCGTTGACGAAGCGAATTTAGTGAACGCGGCTGACGATATTCTTGTCAAGTATGGAGTGATAACTGACGACAATAGCAAGATAGTTGTTTCGCACGACGGAACAAGAGTTCTATATGACAAGGAAAACCCGCGCACAGAAATCTATATAACAAGGCTCGATTTGACATCTTTTTAATGCGCTGATATAATAGTGGCGAGGAAAAGTTATGCTGATATATGTATGCGCTAAAATTGAACAGCAAAATGAACGCGAACAAGTTGAAGCATTATTGCAGAAACTGGCTCGCGATAATCTTAACACTTATATTTGCGGCGCAATAACATTTTCATATCTGCCGCCTGCAAAGGATAAAGAAGAGGCATATCGAGATATAATGCGAGAGGATTTAATCTGCGCCTGCGACAAGCTGTTGGTTATAACAGACCTCGACGAAAATATGCGGCGAGACATTTATTTCGCTGAATTATTGAAAATTCCTATTGAATATAAATAACGAAAACCCGCCTGAAATGGCGGATTTTTTATGCTTTCTGTAAAAATGCAAAAAATTTTTTAAAAAAATGCAAAAAAATACTTGCATTTTGGAAAACAATATGCTATTATAATAAATGAAATAAGCGGGCGCGCTTTATACGCAGAAAGGATTTTTGATATGAAGTGGACAAGAAAAACAAAAGAATTTGAATATGCTGATTATGTTAGCGAGAATGGCAAATATAGAGTTAGAGATATGTCAATTAACGCTCACGAATGGTTTAAAGAAAACGGCAAGCGCGGCTTCTGGTGGGGTTTAATAGGAATTGACGATAACGGAAACGAAACAATAATTAAGGCAAATTTTAAGACAGCAAAGGCGGCAAAGGAATACGCAGAAGCACTATAATAAAATAAAGCAAAGCAGGCGGCAACCCGCCGCCTGCACGATAGGAGGAAAAAACAATGAAGTACAATTACAGACAGCGCACAATTAACGGACAGGCGTTTACAGTATGGGACGATTTTATAATGCGCGGTACATACGCACAGGACGCAAACGGCGTTGAGAAGTGCATAAAGGCGAGCGGCTATCTTGGAAACGACCTTACAGAAAGAAAAGCAATCGCGGCGGCTTACGGCTTAACGATATTTAGAAAATAAAACACGGGCAACGCCCGAAAGGAGAAATACAATGAAGTACGAATACGAAAAAAAATACAGTCAAGCTCTTGGAGGAAATGGAACTGTTACAGAAGCGTATAAAAAGGGGTTAACAAAAGATATGGCAGAAGCCTATATGGCATTTCTTGAAACAGTATATGGACTTCAAAGGCACGAAACATCTACACATTATTTTTATAACAGACAGTTAAACTGTCACGAAACCGAAGAATATAGATTTTGGAAATAAACCGAGGGCGGCGGTTAAACCGCCCAGCCGAAAGGCAGAAAGGATTTGATATTATGACATTTAAAAAATTTGAGGAATTGCTAAAAACAAAATACCCCGAAGCAGAGCCGTGTCCGCACGGCAAATTCGGCGGCACGGAGGGAAGCGGCTATGTTGAAATAAACTTCAAGCCGAACAGCAGATGTTATACTTATCGCGGCTCGTATATGGAAATATTAAATCGGTTAGGCATTAAAGCGGTTTATAGGCGAGAGATAGAGCGCGCGGAAATGGACTTAAAATATTACAAAGAAAACAACGGGAAAATAAGCCCGTTTACATTATTTGAAAACGACGATTGCAGGCTTGATTATACGCAGGAAATAAAATATCTTGAAGCGTATTTAAAAGAGCGCAGAAGCGGCGACTATATTATTTTATAAAGAAAGGAGGCAAATAAATGAAACACATTGTTTTTGAGTATCGCGACGCTTATTCACACGGCGAATGGAGAAAACAGGAATGCACAATGGAAAGCGTTGCGGAATGTATCAAATGGTACGGGCTCGGCAAAGATTGCGACTACCGCATTATATCGGTAGAAGATGTAAAATAAGAAAGGATTTGAAATTATGGCAAACAATAACGGGCAAATGACAATTAAAAAACTGCTTGCATTATGCAAAGAGGAAATTGCGAAAGGCAACGGCGACAAGTATATTGTAATAAGCGACGATAACGAGGGCAACGGCTTTCACGGGTTGTTTTATGGCTTTTCGCCATACGAGGAAGAATACTATAAAGACTATATTTACGACAGCAACGCAAACAGCGTTGAGGACACAATTATTTTAGGTTAAGGAGGATTTACAATGAACGAATTTGAAAGACTTGCAAGGATTGGAAAAATACTGAAAGAGGAATACCCTGAGGGAACAAGAATTGTCTTGTTAGGTATGGGCGACGACCCGCACCCGATTGCCGCAGGCGAAAGAGGCACAGTTGCATTCGTGGACGATATTGGAACGCTTCACGTTAATTTTGACAACGGCAGGCGGCTGGGTTTATGCTATGGCGAAGACAGTTACAGAAAATTAACAGCGGCAGAATTTGCGGAGGAAATGAAATGATTACAGTAAAAATGGACGAGGAAACATTGCTTGAAATGTTAATGGCAAGAGTTGAGTATTGGACAGACGACAGCGATGTTCAAGCGTTATATGAACAGATGTATGAACTCTATATTGACGGCGGGTGCTTTGACGGCGCAGAGCTGGACATTATGCAAATTGTTGATAATGATTACATAAACTGGTGTTCGGTGATAAGCGAGGGCGAAGAACAATACGACGAAATTAAAGCTATATATGACGAGCAGGGTTTAGGCGACTGCTCTTGCGAGATAAGCGGCATATCGTTTATTGAGGCGGCTGGAAATGACTGCTTTTTAGTAAGATATTAAAAATACCGCAAAATTCGCCCGTAAATCGCATTGAAAGAATTACAAGCAAATTATTCAGGTAAAACATAAAAGAGCGAAATACGGGCGAAATAGGCGGAAATACGCCGAATTATGCGGGTAATAAATAAAGCAAGCAAAAATATTGACAAAAATGCCCGCAAATGATAAGATAAAAGGCGGCTGATAATGTTCACGGCGTTATCGCCGCAGGAAAAGAATATTATCAGCCAGAAGCCTTGTTTTTGCTCTGCCGTGAACGGAGCAGAAACGAGGCTTTTAAATTAAGAAAGGAATTTAATATGTTATATGAGCCAGAATATAAAAGCCCGATTTCGTTGAAATGCGACGATATTGCAAACACAATTATTCACAAAATTCAAGACGAAACAGACGAGCAAATTGTATATGCGGCTTCGCTGGCAACGGAAATAAAAATTGACGCTGACGAGTTAAAAAAGGCTTTAAAGTACGACAGAGAACAATACGAAAAAGGTTATGCGGACGGATATAAAAAAGGGCGCGCCGTTGCAATAGACGCAATTTTATCAGTGATTAACACAATTAAAGGAACGGAGGCAAACGACAATGACGAATTACGATAAAATTATGGCTGTTATGTCAATAAATAGAATGGCGTATTTAATGGCAAAAACAACGCCCTGCGAGAAATGCCCGATAGGTTTGAATTGTCCAGACAGCGACGAAGCGACAAATTGTTATTATAATTTCATTAAATGGCTACAACAGGAGGCAAAAAATGACTAACTACGAAAAGATAAAATCAATGAGCATTGAGGAAATGGCAGTAGCGTTTGACGAAAATTCTTGTTGTGGATTTTGTGCGTATAAAAAAATTTGTGCAAAAAGTAGTGCGCTTTTTATTGACCTTAAAAAGTGTCAAGAGCGCATAAAAGAATGGCTTGAAAGTGAGGTAATAGAGAATGACTAATTTTGAAAGAATAATTAAAACAAAAAAAGAATTAGCGGAATTTATATTTGAAGCAGGCAATGGAACTGAGTATAGTTGTGTTTATTGTAAATATCATATGACCGACAAATGCCCCAAATACAAAGATTGGAAAAATTCAAATGAGAATTGTTGTATAAAGGGAATTGTTGAGTGGCTAGAAAGCGAGGCTGAAAAATGAAATACAATGTAAATGCGAACGAATTTTGCCCTGACGATTGTCCGTATTGTGAGATTGAAACGCAAACATACGGCGGCGCGGTATATGGAACGAAATGTATGCCGATATATGTTGAAACAAGCTGTGCGCACAAACGGCGTTGCGAAAATGCGTATAAATTACGAAAAAAGCAGGAAGAAGAAATTTACGCAAAAATTGCTGAAGGTTTACGCGTTGCACATCTGGGAAATTGTGGCGGGTGTCCTGCAAAACAGATTTGTGATTTGGACGAAAGCGGAATAAAAAGTTGTAAAGAAGAATTGCAAAACTGGATAGAAAGCATAATAAATGAGGAGGAAAAAGAATGAACTATAAGCGCATAATTGAAAACTATGAGCGACAATTAGATTATTTAATTTCGCAAAAAACCGACCCTGCGTATATTGCTTTTCTTGGCGCAAACTTGCAGAGAGGAAAGTTTAAAAAGAGCGAACTAACGGAATTAAAAGGATATTACAGCGGGTTAAAAGTTGCGAGAGAAGCGTTGCAAAGAATAATTGCAATGGAGGAAGAAGAAAGCGAATGGCAAAATGACGACTGGGACGACATAAAATAAGGAGGCAATTATGAAAAAGGTAAATCAGCGCGACAGAGTTGTTGCATTTATGGAAAAGACGGGCGTTGCCTTAAACCCTGCACTTGCAAGAAAAGAATTAAAAATTGACAGGCTGGCGGCGCGGATATGCGAATTAGAAAAGAAAGGCTATGTTTTTGAAAAGGGCTGGATAAACGGCAGAAACGAATATGGTGCGTATAGAGTGCGCACATATAAGCTGGTTAAAACGCCCGAAGAAAACAATATTGAAATATGACCTATTGCGTGATATAATGAATTTGACAGCTTTATAATATTTCTATATAATGAGAGGAGTATATTATGAAAATAATCGAGAAAGCAGTTGATACGCTTATTCCGTATGAGAATAACCCGCGCAGAAATGACGAGGCGGTAAAATATGTCGCAAACTCAATTAAAGAGTTCGGTTTTAAGGTGCCGATTGTTATTGACAAAGACAATGTTATTATCGCAGGGCATACCAGATTAAAAGCGGCGCAGGAGTTAGGGCTTGAAAAAGTGCCTTGTATAGTTGCTGACGATTTAACGGAAGAGCAGATAAAGGCTTTTCGTATTGCTGACAATAAAACGGGAGAACAGGCGGCTTGGGACTTTGCGAAGCTTGACAAAGAGTTGGAAGATATATTCAATATCAATATGAAGGATTTTGGCTTTATAGAGATAGAGGACATAGATATAGACGGGTTCTTTGAGGATAGCGACAAGAAAAGAGAAAACAATAAAAAAGATACAATTATCTGTCCATATTGCAACAAGGAGATAGAAATATGAAGGTTTGTTTAGCCAGCACCGCAGACAGAAGATATTGTGTTGAAGAAGTGAAAAAGATACGGTATATGCTCGAGAGCTTTTATTATATTGAAGATTGGCAAATCCCTATAATAAAAAAATGCGATTTTTTCTTGTTAGATAGTGGTGCCTTTACAATGTTCAGCAAAGGACACAATTTAACGGAAAAAGATTGGGACAATTATGTAGATAGATATATAGAATTTATAATAAAGAATGATATTAAGTATTTCTTTGAATTAGATGTAGATAGAATATTAGGTTTAGAAAAGGTAGAAGAAATAAGGAACAAAATAGAAAAAGAGACTGGGAAAAAATGTATTCCTGTTTGGCATAGGGAAAGAGGGTGGGAATATTTCAAAAAAATGTGCGATGAATATGAATATGTGGCTATTGGAGGAATAGCAAAAAACCCAGACGGCAAAAAAATTGAGAAATTATTCCCCAAAATAATAAAATACGCTCACGACCACGATTGCAAAATACACGGATTGGGATATACCAGCACAAACAAGCTTCCGATATATCATTTTGACAGCGTTGACAGTACAAACTGGAAGAGTGGCGGAAGATTTGGGAGTTTACAGAAGTTCAATGGGAAAAATATTATAACCTATTCCTATAAAGATAAAAGAGCAAAAAATTATAAACAAATTGACATTCATAATTTAAGGGAGTGGATAAAATATCAAGATTATGCTGAAAGATATTTATAGAGCGGGGGTGAAAAAATGAGAACCTATGAAAATAAAGGAGTAGATAGATTAGAATTTTCAATTCCTGTAACCGCGTTCTGCCCTTTGGGACCAAATTATTATAGAGCGAGGGTTTCGGTAGAAATTGAGCTGGGAACAGTGATAGTAGATTTCTTGGATTTGGAAGCCTATTTTAAAACGGAACTAAACGGTAAAAAATTAACGACAGAAGAACTAACTATTGAAATATTTAACACGCTGAACGAGGTGTATAAACCTATTCATTTGAAGGTAACCTCTAATAGTGATAGTCATTTTGATTTGAAAGTAACAAAGGAGAAATAATGAAGGCTTTGGTATTAAGCAGTGGCGGAGTAGATAGCACAACCTGCCTCGGCATAGCGGTAAGAAAATATGGCAAAAATAATGTAATAACTGCAAGTTTCTATTACGGGCAGAAGCACGACAAGGAATTAGAATGCGCCAGAAAAGTTGCAGAGTATTATGGCGTTAGGCACATAGAAGAAGATATATCGAATATAATGAAATATGCAGATAATGTCTGCTCCTTGGTAAAAGGCGGGAAAGATATACAACATTCTTCTTACGAAAATCAAGTTAAAGCAAATAACAACGGCAGGGTTGATACTTATGTTCCATTCAGGAATGGTTTGCTGTTAAGTATTTCAGCTTCTTTTGCGGATAGTTTATTCCCCAACGAAGAGGTAAAAATATATTACGGCGCGCACGCCGATGACGCTTGTCACAATGCCTATGCAGATTGCAGTCCAGAATTTGCTGAGGCGATAGACAACGCGATAAAAATAGGCACCTATGGGAAAATAAGCGTAGAAAGACCATTTATAGATAAGAACAAGGCAGAAGTGGTTAAGGCTGGGTTGGAACTGAATGTTCCGTTTCAATTAACTTGGAGTTGTTATGAGGGAAAAGAAAAGGCTTGTGGTAAGTGCGGAACTTGTATAGACAGATTGAAAGCGTTTGAAGAAAACGGCATAAAAGATTTAATAGAATATGAATGACAGCGCGCACGCCGTTCAACGAGTTCCAAAAGGAGAAAAAATGATTGATAAAATTAAAAACGAACAGGGTATAAAAAGAATAATTATGAAACCGACAGCCTGTACCTTGTGCAAAATAGGACAGGACTGGTATCATAATAATCTTGACATTCAATTTATACCAGCGGACTGTTATCCCGATTATATGCAAGTGGAAGAATTTATTATGAGTGAGATTGACGGAAAACCGCTTAATATTGAAGATGTCGTTGATAATATTTATAATTTTTTAATGGACAATTACTGCCCGCAGGCGTTAAGCGTTACAGATTATGTGACGGATTGTAAATCGCATTTCAGCGTAATTGTTTCAAAATAAAAAAGCGCGGTACGCGACAACCCGCGTAAAAAAAACTAGGAGATAAAAAATGAATGGTTTAATTTTAGTGTGTGAAGTTATAGTTGTATTTGGCGCGCTTCTGCTTTGCAAGAAATTTTTTGGCAAAGCAGGCGTTATCGCTTGGGTAGGAATAGCGACAATTCTTGCGAATATTATTACCGCAAAAAATGCAAATATATTCGGTTTGAGCGTTGCAATTGGAACAGTTATGTTCGCAAGTACATTTCTTGCAACAGATATTCTGTCCGAGTGTTATAGCAAAAAAGACGCAAAAAAAGCGGTATGTATAGGATTGTTTTCAAATGTTATTCTTATTGCCGCGACACAAATTGCGCTCTGGTACACGCCCAGCGAATTTGATTATGCAGACGGCGCAATGAAAACTCTGTTTGCGCTTAATTTAAGAATATCTATTGCAAGCGCAGTGATGTATTTCGTTTCAAATATGGCTGATGTATATATCTTTAATAAGCTGAAAGACAGAATGAACGGCAAATATCTGTGGATAAGAAATAATGTTTCTACAATTCTTTGTAATTGTCTTGAAAATTTCTTTTTCATTGGGCTGGCATTCTGGGGAATATATGATTTTAAGACAATTATTACAATCGCATTATCAACAAGCGCGATTGAGGCGTTGGTTGCTTTATTGGACACGCCCTTTCTTTATATTGCAAAGCATATTAAAGAAAAATAATACGAAAAGGTGGTTAAGTGGCACAAAAAGACTTAATCCCATTGAATAGGCGAACTAAAGAAGAACAAAAGAAAATCGCTACAATGGGCGGAAAAGCGTCGGGTGTCGCACGGCGCAAAAAAAAGCAGACAAGCGAACTGTTAACTGCAATGATTAACTCGCCGTTATTAAACGACAAGGCGAAAAAATCTGTCCGCAGTATTGCAGGCGATTTGGAAGACGAAGATTTAACAGTTAATGCTCTTATGGCGGCGGGCTTGATTAAGTCTGCCGCACAGGGCAATGTCAAAGCGTTTGAAACAATACAGACATATATTCGCACGCAGGAAGATATTGAAAGCCAAAAATGGCATATACCGATAACAGACATAACGAGCGATTATGTGGAATTATACCGCTTATTGCACGAAGTTTTTGCAGGCGAAAAAGATATACACGAAATTATATCAAAAGGCGGGCGCGGCTCGATAAAGTCAAATTTTTGGGCGGCGTTTGCAGAAGAAACAATATACAACGACGAAAACGCGCATTGTGTTTTCACAAGACGATACAAGACCGACCTTCGTGGCTCGGTCTATAATCAGTTTATGAAAACAGTTATTCGGCACAATAATCTTGATAAATGGGAGTTCAAGACAAATCCTATGTGCGCAATATATAAAAAGACAGGACAACAGGTTATATTCGTAGGCGCAGATAAGCCGATAAGTTTGAAATCGTACAATATGACATTCGGCGCGGTAAAACTGCTTATCAACGAGGAAGCGGACGAAATGGCTGGCATTGAACAAATGGATAATATTGAAGACACTTTTCTTCGTGGCGACACGCCTGCAATATCTGTTAAGATATTTAACCCGCCGAAAAGCGCAAACAATTTTATGAACGCCTATGTAGAGGAAAAGCGAAACGACCCGCGCACATATATTCACCATTCATATTATTACAATGTTCCGCAGAAATGGCTCGGCAAACGCTTTTTTGAGCGCGCGGAATGGTTTAAGATACATAAGCCCAGATATTATGATAATAACTATCTCGGCAAAGTTACAGGCACAGGCGGCGCAATATTTGAAAACATTGAACAGCGCAAAATCACAGATACAGAGCTTGAAGCAATGCCATATTTCTATTATGGACTTGACTTTGGTTACGAACACCCGCAGGCGTTTGAAATTTGCTATTATAACGCCGATACAGGCGTTTTGTATTGTGTAGGCGAACAATATGCCCGCAGATGTAAAAACAGCACATTCGCCCGAAAAATCGCAAAATACAAAAAGTATGAAATAATAGCAGACAGCGCACGCCCAGACAATATAGAGGAAATGAACGACTGGGGATTTGATGTCATAGGCGCGAAAAAACGCTGGGGACACAATAAAGGGCGTGATTATTGCTGGGAATGGCTTCGAATGTGTAATAAAATTATAATAGACGCGGAGCGTTGCCCGCATTTATATAAAGAGCTTTCAACACTTGAATTTGAACAGCTTAAAGACGGCAGTTTTTCAAGCGAATACCCGAAATTAAACGAGGACTGCACAATGGCTCTTATATATGGTCTAAATCGTGTTATAATGGAAGCAAGAAAACTCGACGCATACGCAGACGAGGACATAGAAGAAAGCGAGGAAGAATATGAATTCGACGATTAAAAGCATTATTCTAAAAATTGCGGACAGGCTGGGATTGGTACTGCAAGAGCGCAAAGAAGCGGGCGTTAACTATACAGATAAAGGGTTAAACCCGACGGCAATCGCCGCAAATGTAGTCGCAAGCATAGCGATTGACGACAGCGAGATAACAATTATAGGCGACAGCGCAAGAGCCGAAGCAATGCGAAATTTCGCAGACTATTTCACAGACAGCGCGGAAGACATTGCCGCAGAGGTTGCGCTTGGTATGGGCGACGCTCTTATTAGACCATATACAGACGGCGAGGAAATAGGATTGTCGGTTATAGGCGCAGACGACTTTCTTATAACTGCGTCAATAGGCAATACGCTCAAAGGCGTTGTAATGAAGCTGGACGAATACAAGACAGAAAAGGCGAGTTATCGCTTTTTCGAATATCAAGGCTTAAACACGGCAGAGCAGAAAGTAACAATCCGCCGCTTCGCATATAAAGACGGCAACGAATGCCCTCTTGCTGAAACAGTTTGGGACGGCTGGGAAGAGGAACTTGAAATAACCGCTTCGCAGTTGTTGCTCGCGCGTTATAAATGCCCGACAATTAACAGGGATAATTATAACAGCCCGAACGGAGTGCCGATAACCTATGGCTGTGAAGATATTATTTCACAAGTTCAAAAGAAGTACGACGCATATAATGACGAAATAGACAGGTCAAAGAAGTTAATATTTGCAGACCGCAAACTGTTCAAAAAGAACGACGACGGCGAAACATTTACGCTTTCGCCTGCTGATAATTTCGTAATGGTACGCGGCGGACTTGACGGCGGCATTAAAACACAGATAGACGACTATTCTCCGTCAATACGCGAGGCGGAATATAAGAGCGCAAACGATTTCAACCTCGCAATCCTTGAATTGTGTTGCGGCTTCTCAAAAGGTGTATTGACTAAACCCGAAACGGCGTTTGCAACCGCAACGGAAATGAAAAACAGCTTAAAAAAGACTTTCGCTTATGTTAAGAAGTTTCGCCGCAAAATTGAGGACGGCAACCGCGACCTCTTTAATGCCGTTAATATCATTATGAACTTAAACGGGACAACGCCAGAGGGCGAATGGGACATACAGCACGATTGGAGCTATGATTATATTGAGCAGACGCAGGAGCGTTTCAATCAGTTAATTCAGTCCGTTAATGCAGGCGCAGTCAAGACGGAAGAATTGACCTCTTGGGTGCTTGGACTTGACGCAGACGCGGCGAAAGAATATGTTGAGGAATTGCGTGCAGAAACGCAGGCACGCGCAGAGGAAAATTTAAGGATTGCGGTAAATGAATGATTTAATCAGTATGAGCAGGGCGGCGCAAACCCTGCTCGACGCACAATGGACAGAAGCTTTGCCCGATTATATTGTCGAGATTATGCAGAATATTTCGGTGGAAACAAGCGCAATAATCGCGGGAAGAGTAAAATATATCGGCGGGCTTAAAAAGAGCGACATAAAGCGTTTAACAAACGCAATGGAGTTCGCAGGCGGCGATATAAAAAAGATAGAAGCTGTTATTGCAAAATGGACAGGAAAAAGCGTTGCGGAAATAGACAAAATGTTTCTAAAATATGCCGCAAAGAATGACGAATTTGCAAGGACTTTCTATGAAGCGAAAGGTTTAGTGCCACGCACATATAGAACAGACGCGTATCTTGCAAGCGCGGTCAACGCGATAACAAAGCAAACAAGAATGGCGTTTGGCAATCTTTCGCAGACAACGGCGTTTTTCTATAAAATGCCTGACGGCTCTTATATTGACACGGCTCACGCATATATTCGCACAATAAATCAAGCGATATATGAAGTGCAGAGCGGAACAATGGACTATAATTCAGCAATGCGGGCGACAATGCGCGCAATCGGCAACGGCACGCGCGTTCTTGAATATCAAAGCGGTTACAAACGCCGCCTCGACAGCGCAGTCCGTCAAAACATACTTGACGGCGTAAGACAGCTTAATCAAGAGGTTATGGCTTATCACGGCAAAGCATACGGCGCAGACGGAATAGAGCTATCAGCGCACGCAATGAGCGCGCCAGACCACGCAGAAGTGCAGGGACATAGATTTTCAAATGAGGAATTTGATAAAATGCAAATGGGAGCAGATTGCGTTGACGAAAACGGCGTATTTTATACGGGTTTTGACAGACCGATAGGACAATGGAATTGTAAACATTTCGCGTTCCCGATTATTCTCGGCATAGGCAGTCCAGCGCACACGGAAGAGCAGTTAGAAGCAATGAAGCAGTCCAGCGCGGAAAAATACCCGTTATCGCAAAAAGCGCGCGCAATGGAAACGCAGTTGCGAACATTAAAGGAAAGGCGAATGACATTTTCAGCCGCAGGCGACGAAGAAGCGGCAAAAACAACACAAAGGGAAATAAATGAATTACAGGCACAGTTGAAAGCATTTTGTGAGCAGACAGGAATACATTATGAGCCACAACGCGCAACAGTTGCAGGGTATAGGCGAATTGCCGTTTGACATTTATTTTATTTTGTGATAAGATAATAGCACGACCACGCAGGAAAAGACCTGCTTAAAATAATTCAGTCAAAAAGCATTGACCTGACAATTCAAAAGGAGATACGATTATGGAAGACATTTTTAAAATTTTCGCAGACGAAGGAATAGAAATTCCCGAGGACAAAAAGAACAATCTGCGAAGCAAAATCACAAAGAACTACAAAACAATCAACGAGTTTAACGACAAGATTAAGGCGGCAACGGAAGCGGCAGAAACCGCAAACAAAACGATTGACGACTTAAAAGCTGAAATCGCAAAAAATACAGGCGATTTGGCGGCGGCAAACAAGCTGATTGACGACTACAAAGCCGCAGACACAGCCCGCGAAGAAAAAGCAAAAGCGGAAAAGGTAACAGCAGAATACAAAGAGCGTTTCGGTAAGGTAAAGCCCGCAGACAAAGAGTTTTTCAACGAAGCGACAGAAAACTGGGTATTTGAGCAGTTCCGTTCCGCGTTAAGCGAAAAAGACAACGCAGGCAAGAGCGACGCGGAAGTATTTACGGCTGTCACGAAAGACAAAGATATATATAAAGCGAAAAACGGGTTTAGGACGCCGCCTGTTAATAATCAAAAGCACCAGACAACAGACGAGGCGTTTCTTGCTGAAAAGTATAAAGGCAACCCGTTCTTTCACGGATAATTAAAAGGAGATTGAATTATGGGTATCATTTATGGCTCACTTAATGTTGACGAGAAATATTCAAGCATTCTCGAACCTAACCTTTACTATGATAGCGTTTTCGTTCCCGGAGTAACATTCACCGACGAATATGAAGAAGGCCCAGCCGGCGCAATTTATGTTCACAAGCTGGCAACATCTGCCGCAATTCCCGGCACTCCCGGCAGAGATTTCACAGACGAGGCAACACAGGACGACCTCATTCCTATTGTTCTCAACAATAACTTTCAGAAGTCAAAGAAGATTTACGGCGTTCAGGCGGCGGCTGTTTCAATTTCACTTGCAAACGAGCAGTTGACTATCGCAACAAACGAAATCAAAGAAGGCTGGGGACAGGGTGCTTTCGCTTGTCTTGTAAACGAAGGCACAGTTTCAAGCGACACAACCGCAATCGCAGACGGCGGCGCAGTTGCCGCATTCCTTGCCGCAAGAACAACCGCAAGCGAGAACAAAATTAAGCCCGACACGCTTCTTTGCTCACCGAAATTCTTTTCACAGCTTCTTGACGAGGCTGGCGACAAGTTCACACCCGTTAAGAATGACGCAATCGCCGCAACAGGCGCAATCGGCTCTTATTATGGTTACAATGTAATCGAGGGCAACGGACTTTCAGACGCAAACGGCGCAAAGTATTACGACAGCACAGGCACTCTTCGCACAGTAACGCTCAACGATGTTGATTTTATTCTCTACAATCACAGAGCGCTTTCAATTATCAACAATCTTGAAGTGTTCCGTATTGTTGACAGCGAGATGTTCAACGGCTCGAAAGCACAGGGCGAAATGAATACTGGCTACAAAGTAACAAATTCAGCGGGCGTTATCGTAAGAAAGACCGCTTAATTAAAACAAGAAAGGCGGGGAAAATATGTTTCTATCTTATGCCGAATATGTTAACTATGGCGGCACTTTAAGCGAAACAGATTTCGCCCGCTTTTGTTTTAGGGCAGAGGCAAGATTGCGAACTGAAACTTATGGCAGAATTAAAATACCTGACGAGAAAGTTAAAAGGTGCGTTTTTGACTTGATAGATATTGAAAGCAAAATGGGGAATGGAATAACAAGTATGTCAAATGACGGATATTCAATTACCTATTTTACGGAAACGGAAGCGGCGCAAAAAGAGAGCGACATTATATATAATTATTTTGTTGACGACGACATTTTATATTGCGGCGCAGACGGCGCTCCCGATTATAATGTGGAAGTGCCTACTGGCTGGAGATTTCTTAAAGACGAAAATAACAAATTTATTCTTGTTAAGGCGGAAGAGGGTGATTAAAATGCCTCCTTTCTATTGGAATGAAACAGTAACAGTTTTCAACAGATGTGAAAACGAACAGACTGGGTTAATCACTTGGATAAAACATATACTGCATAATTGTTTTTGGAAAGAAAGCAATAACGAAGTTACAGTCGGCAATGTTAAATTACAGAGCAACGGGCATATTGTGCGAATACCGCAAAGCCCGTTGTATGTAAGCCCGACCTCTTGGAATAATCTGCCTAACGACACGAAAGCGGCGAAATTTACGCTTCAAACGGGCGATATTTTACTTAAAGGCACAACAGATTTTGTTGTTGACGAAATGCAGGAAGGACACAGAATGAATGATTTTATAGCACAGCACGAATATCGGCTCTGCACAATAAAATCCGTTAATGAAAATGTCAAACTGCCTAACGCTCATTATTTTATAAGGGGAGAATAATTATGGACTTTTTAACGCCGTTTCTTAACTGGCTTATAACTTGTCCGTATATTCGCAACAACAAAATATTTCTTAACTCGCTGAAAGCGCAGGACAACAATATTCAAATAGTTACGCAACAGGTATCACGCGCGCAGAGTAAGCACTATATAGACGGCTCACATCTGCACACAGTCATTTTCACAGTTTTCGATTATAAAAGCCCGTCATTTAATGCACTTGTGACGGCAATGCTTGAAAACAACGAAAATGTGGCTGATTTGCTTGATAGCGGCGAGATAATATCTTGGGTAGAGGCACAGCGAAAAGCGGGTAATTTACCGCAATATTCGGGAAATTTGGAATGTTGCGATATATATACGGAATATCTAACGCCGTCAACGCCGACAACCGATAACAGCGGGACACAACCTCTGTCGCGTTTTTCAATTCCTATTGTTTGCGAGGTGTACGAAAATGGCTGAACATTCAGTTAGTTTTTTACTTGATAAAGAACTGCAAAAAATAGTCAGTCCAGACGCAACGCGTTATTTGCTTCAGCAATGGTATATCAAAATGTTCCCATATATACCTTTTGTGACGGGAACGCTGGCAAGTACGAGCGATATTGCAATAGAGCGCTCGCCAGACGCGGCAATGGTTGAAGCGATTGAAGGCATAGACCAGATAATACATTTCAAAGCACCATACGCCGAGAGAATGTATTACGGCGACGGATTTAATTTCACAAAAGACCAGCACCCGCAGGCACAGGCACGCTGGGCGGAAGTTGCCGCCGATTTATACGGCGAGGAATTGTCGCGGGAGTTGACGGAATTTATTAAGAGGGAGATATTGAAATGACAGATACACAGTTGAAAACCTATCTTGACACATTCAAACATATAGGGACGGGCGATGTTAAGCGTGAACTCTTTGTCGTTTATCTTCGCGAAACTGATAATGACACTTGGACGCCGCTTGGATATAAGCAGGAAAGCGCGGCTGTCGCAAACAATTACGAAGAAACAAGCGTAAAAGATGTTCTCGGCAATGTCTATAAAGACATAACCTCAAAGGAAGAGGAAATTGATATGTCGGAGTATAAAATACACGACACAAAATCAGCGTTCCTTGATAAAATATGGAAGTACACAATGGGCGGACTTGAAAATCTGCTTAACTCTTATCAGTTGCTTATGGTTTGCGGCTGGTTGCAGGACAGCAACGACCAGATGCTCGCCCGAAAAGTTGATAATGTAACCGCAAATATTGATAATATGGGCGGACAGGGTTTCACAACCGCAGACCTTAAAATAAGCGGTATTTCGCGCGGCGAATTTGGCACAGTTGCAAGTTTATCAAGCCCGACTTTCACACCAGCTTCGACAGGCGAATAAGAAATGAGGGCGGTTAAAATAAAACCGCCCTTAAAATTTTTTAAAAAGGAGTTTACAAATGAAAGCAAATGCAAAAAGCGGCGAAAAAATAATCAATTTTAATATTAACGATAATAAGGTAGAATACACGCTCGGCAACGGGCGCAAAATTGCATTCGATACAGGCGATTTAAACCTGCCGAATAGAATTTTTGAGGCAACGAACAAAATTGCCGATTATATGGACGAGCAGAAGAAAGAAATGGGAATTAGCACGCCCGAAGATGTAAAAAAAATGAAGCTCGAAAACATAGAAGAGGTATTAAAAAAATTAAACGAACACGATAAGACAGTAAGAAGTTATATAAACGAGGCGTTTAATACTTGCAATCCCGACGAAGAAGGCTATCAAGATATTTGTTACGCCGCCTTTGGAACTGCGAATTGCGTTTCTCCGTCAAGAAAGACAGGAAACTGTTATTATGAAGATTTTTTGGAATGTTTATACCCGATTATTGAGGCAGAGTATGGCGTAAGAGCCGAAAAGTTATCTAAAAAGGTTGAAAAATACACAAATAACAAAGGAAAGCACTCAAAGCAATGATTTATGATTTACCGATGTCTTTATATGTTAGCGGACAAGAAAGGGCAATAAACGCCGATTTTCGCGATGTAATTCTTATTTGTGTCGCATTAAACGACGAAGAGTTATCGGCACGGGAAAAAAATTATATCTTATTGAACAATTTATATGTTGACGAAATGAATGAACTCGGCGATATTAGCGAAGCAATTAAACAGGCTCTATGGTTTATTGATTGGGGAAAAGACTACAAGAAAACGGAAGAGCCGCCGCCGCGTCTATTAGATTGGGAAAAAGATTACAATGCTATAATATCAGCAGTTAACGGAAAGGCGAAAACTGTTGAAGATGTGCGGGAATTGCCGTTCCTACATTGGTGGACTTTTCTCGGCTATTTTGCAGAGCGCGGGAAATGCCAGATTTCAACAATTTTAGAAATTCGAGACAAGCTGGCACACAAGAAAAAGCTCGAAAAATGGGAACAAGAAATTCTGCGGGAAAACCGCGACGAAATTATTATAAAAACAAACGAAGATTTAAGCATAGAGGCGGAGATATGGGGTGAGTAAATGGCAGGCGATTTGAAATTTCGTGTTGACTGGGATATAACACCAGCAGAAGCAAAACAAAATAAATTGCAAAGGGAGTTCGAGCAGAACGAAGCAAAGCTGAAACAAATAACCGAAGAACACAAAAAAACGCTTGAATTGATAGAAGCCGAAAAGAAAAAACAGGCAGATATTACAAAGGAAATTGCAAAACAAGACGCTCTCGTAGAAGATTTAAACCGCAAAAAAGCGGCAATTGAAAGCGGCAAGGTTACACCTGCGCAGATTAGAGAATGGGGAAGCGCTGAACAAATACAACAGCAAATTGACGCACAGCTCGCCGCAACAGATAAACTTGAAGCGACAAGGCAAAAATCACTTGATACACAATCAAAGCTTGAAAATTCCGCCGCGCGTGAAACGCTTGAAATGCAAAAGCAGGAAAACAAAACCCGCACATCTGCCGAAAATATTGCTTTACAGGCGCAGAACGAAGAACAGGTCGCAACAAGCACAAAGCACGCGACAAACGCTTTTGAAAAATTCACAAAACGAATTGTCGGTCTTGCAAAGCGCGTTTTCATATTTTCACTTATCACAAAGGCGTTAAGAGCGTTAAGAAAGGCGATTGCGGAAAAAATCAGCGCAGACAGCGGGCTTGCAAAATATCTCGCTGAAATTAAAGGCAATCTCGCAGTTATAGGACAAACACTATTTGAAGCCGCAAAACCTATAATTGAATGGATATTGCAGAAAGTAGCATTATTGACGCAGTTATTGAGTATAATTCTCGCCCGCGTTCTTAAAAAAGATGTTAAACAAATGGCGCAATTCGCAAAGCAAAGCGCAAAGGCACAGAAAAGCGCAGAAAAAACGACTGCAAGCTGGGACACTTTACAGCAGATTAAAAGTAATGAAGACGACAATTCTGCTGGTATATCTGCAAATTACGAACAGTTTGATATGGCAAAGTGGACAGAAGAACAGTTAACAAAAATTGAAGCAATCGCGGCGGGTGCAATGCTTGCACTCGGTTTGATTTTGTGCTTTGCAGGAAATATTCCGCTCGGTATTGCGTTAATTGCGGCGGGTGCGGCTTTACTTTGGAAAGAAGTTATCCCGAATTGGAATTTATTAGGTGAAGATACAAAGCGGTCTATATATGGAATTTGGGGAATGTTAGCTGGTGCGGCACTTGTTGTTATCGGTATAGTTCTCTTGTTTTCTGGTGCTGGCACGGCTATTGGATTGGGACTTATTATCGCAGGAATAGCGGCGTTTGGCATAAGTGCAATATATATGAATTGGGACACAGTAAAAGGATATATCGCGGACTTTTTTGCAAAGGCTGTCGGCTTTTTAGCGGGCGCGGCACTTATAGCTCTTGGACTTCTGCTCTGCGGAACAGTTGTTGGTATTCCGTTTGGACTTGCTCTTATTCTTGCGGGTGTTAAACAAACTCAAAGCGGGTTGTCTTGGAATTGGAACTCTCTTGTTGAAAAAGTAACAAAGTTAAAAGATAATATCCTATACATAGTCGACCAGCTATTCAACGGCATAAAAACAAAGAACAAAGATATGGTAAAAAATGCCGTGAACAAAGTCATTGAGGGCTTGAATTGGGTTGTTAATGCCGCAAATAAATTGTTAGACAAGATATTTAATTCAGGCTGGGCGACAGCTCTCTTTGGAGCGTTGAACATTGATACATCGAATTGGCGTATTCCGCCGATTTCGTATCTTGCGCAAGGCGCGGTTATTCCCGGAGGAAAGCCGTTTATGGCAGTTATGGGCGACCAGCCCAGCGGCAAAACAAATCTCGAAGCACCCGAAGATTTGATAAGGCAAATTGTTCGCGAGGAAAGTGGAAATATAAATATCAATTTCACAGGCTCGTTGGCGCAGTTGGCAAGAGTTCTCAATCCTGAAATTACGCGGGAACAAAATAGAAGTACAATGTGGACAGGAGCAAGAGTATGAGCATATCAATCGACAATGTAACATATCACGCAAATTGGGTTGAAAAATCGTTAGTACGAAAGGCTGAAATAATAAACGGCGACGCCTCGGGCAGATTGCAGGGAACGAAAGCAATGTATCTTGATTATGTCGGCACTTTTTACAATTACACGGGCGATTTGTGCCGCGCCGCAGATTGCACAGACTCGGAATGGGAAGAATTATATATTGCATTAACAAATCCTATAAACGACCATACAATCACAGTTCCTTTCGGCAATACTACAATAACAAGCCGATTTTATATTTCGTCGGTAGAAAGTAAATTGATTACGGCTAAACGCGGGCGCAACGAATGGGAACAAATTTACAAGGTTAATTTCGTTTCAATGTCGCCGCAGAGATTAGCAGGCTCTAACACAATAACGGGGGTCGTATAAATGATAAATATACGATATTCAACGGGTTTAACGAATAAGGATTTAAACCGCGCAGAAGTTTACAATAATGGCGGAGCAAGTACGGCGCAACAAGCCGAGCAGATGTTCAATAATATAAGTCCTATCGCAGACGATTTTGTTGGCTTTCAGGCAAATAGCATTGGAACAACGACTACACGCCCGAAATTATCTTATTATCATAATAATTCTGGCGGTTGGAATATAAATAACGGAATTTCAATAACATTTAAAGAAGCCGCAGACGGTTTTTATGGCGGAGCAATAAGTCTATATTTGAATGGTTTAAGTGATAATTGGACACAAAAATATTTCGACGAAAACGGAATTGAACAAACAACGAGTTCTCACAGACCGCAGGCTTCAACGATAACAATTATTCCGACTGTTACAACGGAAATTTACAAAATAACATTCGAGTTCACGACTATGTTGAAAGATAAAATTCAAGTGATAAATATTATTGTCGGCGGACAGTTGGTTGAATTTACAGAAATTCTATCGGCAAATTTAATCGAGGAGATAAATGTTATAAGCGACGATTTGCCTGCTAATGAATTAGATTTGACAGTTGTTAGCAAAATTGAATTAGGCGCAGGGCAGGAATTGCAAATATATTCAAATGACATATATTTTGGAACATTTTATACGAAAAATGTCGATAAAATATGCGAAAATTATAACGGCACAGAAAAGACATATTCTCTGCAATGCGTAAACCTGATAGGCTTATTAGACGATTATCTTTTTGAAGATTGTCCTCTTGCTTTTTTTGGTGGTCCGTATGCAACAGAAGATTTGTTAATAAATGCGGTCAATGATAATATAAAGGCAGACTTAACAATTCAAAAAGATAGCGGTGTTACAAATTATGGATTGATTGGGTTAGTGCCTGTTGACACATTGCGATATTTTGTTTGTCAATTCGCGTGGGCTATATGCCGCTGGGTTTGCTCTGCGCGAAGGGATAGTATATATTTAAAGAAAATTCCTAAAACTGTTTCGAAAACAATAACAGATAGCTATATTTTAGGAAATGCGTTTTATAAAAAAGGAACGCCGCTAACATCTATTATATGGGAACACGAATTGCAAGGCGTAGATTTTAGACCTGACCCGTCAAGACAATTTGGAATAACTGTATCGTCGGGAACAAATAAAAAAGTCTATTATGACAATCCTCCGCAATTCGCAAACATAAACAGAGATGACGGCTTTACTTTTGTTGAGTGGAAAGCAAATTATTTTGTCTATACAACAAATCGCGAACAAAGAATTGAAGGATATGGATTAGATAACAAAAAATTGATAAATGAAATAAAAGGTGTAACAGCAGAGAAACAGAATAAAAAAAGCATTGAACACTTTAAAAGCGTAGGCATTAAAAATTTTGATGTTCATACACTATTTGAATATTATGCTCACGGAGGGGAAACACCGCCTGCCGCCGCGTTTGATTATGACTATGACTTATATAAGACAGGGACTTGGACAGAAATAGATACGGGCAATTTTCTCGCAGGAGCTAAAATGCAAGATATACAGAAATATATTAAAAGCGGAGGAGTTGTTAATGCCCGAATTATTTTGAAAGATACTTTATCGAATTTACAATGCGGCGATATGGTAAGAATAAATACAGCATATGACGGACAGATAACGGGCATTGTAACGAAAATGAATATATCTTTCGGTTATAATAACACGGCAGATATTGAAATTCGCGAAAGCGGTGCGTTCATTGCATAGTTGCAAGAATTTTTATTTTATGATATAATCAAAGCAGAAAGGGAGAATTAAAATGGCTAACGATTACGAATATTTAGAGGCTACTGTTGACGAAATAGAACTTAATACAAAAAAAGTAACCGAAATTGACGATAGCACTACATATACAGAAGAACAATATCCGACAGTCGAAGCGGTTAAAGATTATGTAAACTCCCATAGCTCGCAAATAACCGTTGACGACGCATTGAGCGACGCTTCCGAAAATCCCGTACAAAATAAAATCATAAAGTCGGCTCTTGACGGCAAGCTTGACCTTAAAGGTGGAGTAATGCAAGGCGTTTTGAACATGAGTGGTAATAATATTATAAATGTAGGACAGTTAACTTTTTTAAATAATAAAATGCTTAATATGAATAATGGTAGAATAATAAATCTTACTGTTCCTACCATACCAACAGGAGCTACAAATAAGAAATATGTTGATGACGCAGATGCACTTAATGAAAAACTTGCAAACAAGGTAACAACGCTTGAAAACGCAGACAATGTAAAATACCCGACAACGCTTGCGGTCAAAAACGCTATTGAGGCAATTCCTGCTTCACCCGCAACAAGATACAAATTATGCGTATTAAAAGCGAATTGGAGCAATTTTGGATTTACTTATTCTCAAAGAGAAGACGGCGCATATTTTGAATGTGGTTTTGAAATTCCTATCGGCGTGATAAATGACAATGTATATACACCCAAAACAAATCCCGTATTCCCGTTAGCTTATGGTGAAGACACTGGATATTGGAATATTGACTATGCTTTATCTTTCGGCAAAGGTTCAGCAACATATCTAAATGAACAGGTCGAGGTAAGTATTCCCTTTGATAAAACGGAAGCAGAATTGATGGAAGAAAGCGAATTAGCTTCTGTGCGTATATCTCTTTTGATGAAGTGTGACACCGTGGAAGAGGCACAGGAATGGGCAGAACAATTTGAACAAATGAAAGATGTGTTTACAAAGGTTGACTTTGTATATGAAACATTCGTAGAACAGACAGTAGAATTTATCGAGGAGTGATAATATGAAGAACAGCACTAAAAGAGCGTTAAGAACATTTTTACAGGTATTTATCGGCTATATTGCCGCAAATATTCTTGTAATCATTTCGGGCGTTGATATTTTCTCAAAAGACGGCGCAAAGGTTTTATTGATAAACCTTATTATTCCCGCAGTTGCAACAGCCGTTGCAAAGGCTATGAATATCAATGAAGACGAAAGCGAGGGCGAAGACGAATGAAAATCTGTATTGACCCTGGACATTACGCAGGATATAACCCGTACCCGCCGTTCCCGCAGTATAGCGAGGGAACGCAGATGTGGAAACTCGCAAACTATCTTAAACCGCGTCTTGAAAAATGCGGAATAGAAGTTATAATGACAAAGGACAGCGTAGAAAAAAATCCGGGATTGACAACGCGCGGCAAAAAAGCGAGAGGTTGCGATATGTTTATTTCGCTTCATTCTAACGCAGTAGGCAAAGGCGTTTCAAATGTTACAGGCGTTGAATGTTATCGCTCAATATTTAACGACGGCGACACTTTCGCGGCTGGCGTTTGCGAAGTTGTTGCAAAGGTTATGAACACGAAAAATCGCGGCGCAAAGACAAGAAAAGGCTCTGGAAATTGGGACTATTATTCTGTAATTAAAGGCGCGGTTGACGCAGGCTGTAAAAGAGCTTATCTTATTGAACACGGCTTTCATACTTCCGTTGACGACGCGACATTTTTAATAGACAATAATAATCTTGACAAAATAGCAGAAGCGGAATGCGCTTATATTTGCGCATTTCTCGGCGTAAATAAGCCCGCAGATAAACCCGCGCCGCCTGCTGAACAGCCCGCGCCGCCCGCAGAAACGCCCAGAAAGTACAAAATCGGCGATAATGTAACATTCTCCACTTGTTACATATCCAGCACAGCGACATCGGCTGTTAGACCGAAAATAAATCACGGCAGAATAACAAAGATTGTTAATGCAAGAAACCCGTATTTAATCAACGACGGTCAATGTTGGGTAAATGACGGCGATATTCGCGGATTTTACAGCGAGCCGAAATACGAGGAATATGTTATAACCTGCTCCAGACTTTATGTGCGCCGCAGACCGTCAACTGCAAGTGCAAGAGTTGGAGAATATCGCAAAGGCGAAACAATTAAAGTTATCAACAAACAGGGTAACTGGTATCAGCTTATAAGCGGTAACTGGATTTGCGCGGGCAAATATTCAATAAAGAAATGAGGGCTGATTATGAACGCGCTTGACATTGTTTTCGCAGTCGGTGGTCTTGTGCTTGGCTTTGTTGGCTATATTGCAGGACAGAAAAAGAACTCGCACGACGACGGGCAAAGTACAGGAGTTTTTATCGGCGAAGTAAAAAATGAATTAAAACACATAAACGACGC